CTTGCGCAATCCGCGCTCGTAAAACGCCGCCTGGACGTCGTAGCCCTGCTCGAAGATCGTGCGGGCGAAATCGTCGGGGTGCGCGCTGCCGGCCGTGGTCTTGTAGTCGGGCACGATGACGTGGCCGCCCTCGCGCACGATGCGCGGCAGGAAGTCGATACGGCTGCGGCACCAAGCGCCCGGCTCCTGCCAGACGGCCGTCATCTCGGCGTCGCCATCGTCGAAGATACCGGAAAGCTCGGTGTCGGCGAGCTGCTTGCCGCACGCGAAGGCGATCGCCTGAGCCGTCTCGTAGTCGGCTGACAAAAGGGGGATGAAACCGGCATCGCGGGCTTCGTCGCGCTGGGCCTTCGCGTCCTTCGTCCGGTAGCTGCCGGCCTCGATCACCTTCACCGTGCGCCCCTGGCCCAGCACGAGGGCGTGCGTCGCGCTGCCGATCTCGCGGGTGCGGTCGCTCGTCTCGTCCAGCGTCCAGGCGGGATTGAGCTTAGGGTGCGCGATGCGAGCATGCAGCGGCGACCGATCGAGCATGATCCTGGCCACGCTCGACGACAGGCTCGCCTGCTCGCACGGATCGGCGTGGTACACGTCATCCGGGATGTTGGGATAGAGACCGGCGCCGAGCGTGATCATCGTTCCCCCTCCGCAGTCTCCCGCCGCTCTTCCGACACATCCGCCTCCGCCATGCTGCAGAGATCCTCGCAGGTGGTCTGGATCGCTTCGGCAAGTTCGCGGACGTGGGCGGCGGTGTGGCCCTTCACGTCGGCGAGGAAGTGCTCGGCGAGGTCGACGGACTTCTGGTCGACCAGCATGCGGCGCGCACTGATGCGGCGGACGGCGGCGACCATCACTCGGCCCTCCGCTCTTCCAGCCGGTTGTTCAGCAAGTCGGCCAGCGCCTCGACCTCGGTCGCGCCGAAGCCGCAGCCGCGTTCCTCCTCTCCGTCGACCCAAGCGCGCCAGTCGAACGACCGGAGGGGTATAGGGGGCGGCTCGTGGCGGGTCAGGATCTTGGTCGACGTGGCCGGATCGATGCGGACCCACCACAGGCCCTGGGCGCCGCCACCACCGATGAACGTCGCGCCCGACTGGAGCGACGCGGCGATGTCGTCGAGCTCGGCCGGCGACAGGGCGTCTTCGTTGTTGCGGCAGAACTCCGTCCAGGTCGAGGGGTGGCCGTCGGCGTAGAGCGCTTCGGCGACCACGATGCGGGTCGAGGGAGCGAGCGCGGTCATACCCGCATCCCTCGCGCGCTCTCACGCTGGCGCTCGGTGTCGTCGGCCGCGACATCCCACGCGCGGTGGTAGCCCTCGTCATCGTCGAGCCATTCCTGCGCCCAGCTATCGATTGCGGCGCGGACGACAGAGGGGAGGGCCTCGGGGCACAGCGGCATCGCGCTCTGGAAATCGATGTCCGGGTCCAGCCTGGTGAGCGGCTGGTACGTGAACCTGATCTCGATCGGCAGGCCGTCTTCGGAGCCGGCGAGCGGGTAATCGACCCGGAGGGTGTGCGTCGTGCGCATCACGCCACCGCCTGCGGCGCCGGCATGCGCGCGGGAAGAAGCTGCCACGCGATCAGGCCGCCCTTCGTCTCGCCCACTGCCTTGAACCCGGCCTTGTGAAAACAGAAGCCCTTGATCCGCTCGCCGCGCTCGAGGATGCCCGGCACCTTGCGCGGATCGACGAACGTCACGCATCCGAGCTCGGGCGTCGCATACTCGGTCTGCATGTGCGCCAGTGCACCGCGGATCATCTGCGAAGCTAGCGGCCCGGCGCTTTCGTTCCGGAAGATTGAGCATATCCAGGCGCCGGCCCATGCGTGCTTCACGAACTCAGGCTTGGGGAACGACAGGCCGAAGACGGCTTTGGCATTGTCAGCGATCAGCACGCGACACGAGCCCGGCGGCATGAACTGCGGCGAGCCTGGCTTCTGTCGGTTGTAGTGACGATCCGCCAGAACAACGGCGCGCGGATCGAAACGATGGGAGCGGCGCCACACCATCACGCTGCCTCCCGCATCACCGGCCGGTCGACCAGCGCCCGCGCGTCGCGATAGCGCTTCACCTGCCGAAGGAAGCCGCTCCAGAGGTAACGGCGGCGCTCCAGCCACTGACGCTGCTCGGCCGGCGACCACTCGCGGAAGCCGCGGTAGGTGCGCGTGCGCATGCTCTCGTGAGCCTGCAGGTGGATCAGCCAGTTGAGGGCGGCGCCGGCGTGGCACTCGTGCGCGAGCTGGCCTGTCTCGACGCACGCCGGCTCGAGGTAGCGGTCGAAGTGGGCGCCGACCTTGGTGGCCGCCCGGGTGAAGTCGTCGCTCCGATGGCGGACCTCGGCGGCCAAGACTGCGGCGGCCCAGCACCTGTAATTCACCGCATCGAGCGAATGGCTCGGCAGCGGCCGGCGCTCGGCGCGGATGAGGTCGGCGACGGTCGGGAGGGTGGCCTGGTCGCGGCGGGGGAGGATCGTGTCCGGCATCGGTGGCTCCTGTGTGCGGAGCCCACCTTAGCAGAACTTAAGTGATAGTCAAGTGGAACTTAAGTTTTTCTATTAAAGAGGCACTTAAGGGCCCTTCTCGGACCCTGTCCGGTCGACCTCACTCTGCAGGTAGCGAGAGTGGCGGAAGGGCCCACACCACGCCGCCTACTGTCAGACCGCCGGTAATCGCCCACCAGAACGCCTGGCGCCCGAGCCATTTCAAGCAGGCCGAACAGAATTGCTGGTCCGACGAAGAGCCCTACAAGCCCGAGCATACCGAAACGGTCTCGACGTTCGATGGCAAGCTCCAGGGCGCTTTTCGCTCTCATCGGACGTTCAAGCCCCCGGCAGGTCTAACCCACTCCGGCCTTGCGCACCTCGGCGATCGGATGGACGCGCGGCCACTTCTTGCGCGAGAGATCGAAGTCTTTCGGCTCGTTGTACTGTCGGACCCGCCACGTGTCGCTGTTGGGCCGCACGAGCCGCTTCACCAACGCCAGCATGCCTTCCGGACCTTCGTGGATGAATACGCAATTGTGGCCTGCCCGGGCGACGATCGACGGGTTGATGACGACCTGGTCGCCATGCTCGATTGCCGGCTCCATCGACGAGCCGATGATGTTGAAGGCGAACGGATTTCGGACGTTCATCATGCGCTCGGAACGGCGCAGGTAGTCGATCGGATCGGGGACCAGGATCATTGCGCCTTCGTCGCCAGCCGCCGCGCTTGCCCACAGGGGTATGTCCGGCTTGAAGGGCGGCGGGGGCAGGTGTGCAACGGACACCTGCGGATAACTTGGTCCGTCCTGCCGAGAATCTGGCGGCCCCTCGCTATCCGACAGCAGCCACGCGACCGTGGTGTTCAAGAAAGCCGCCAGTTCCGGCAGCCGCTCGCGCTTCGGCCCGCTGTCCTTGGAAAACCACTGCGAGACGGCCGATTCCGAAATGCCAAGATGCTTGGCGATGTCGACCGGCTGTTTGCGGGCGGCCTCCATGGCACGCCTGATTTGGACACCCATACCCATGCTTAAGGTGTCCTAAACAAGCGATCGCAGCGCTACTAAAGTTTTACTTGCACAATTCTTTAGCAACACTTACGCTGCCCGTCATGGAAGACCCCGGACTGGCAGCCGCCAAAGAGGCGGTCGGCGGCAAAAACGTCGACCTCGCCCGCCTGCTCAAACTCACCGAATCTGCGATTAGCCAGTGGAAGCGTGTGCCGTGGCCTCGCGCGATTGAGATCGAGGAAAAGACCGGCGGCAAGGTCACGCGCCATCAGATGCGCCCCGATGTGTTCGGGCCGCCTCCAGTCTCGTCTGCGCCGCCGGAAGCCGCGCCCGTCGAGTCCCAGCGGGACCAGGCCGCATGACCGAGCGTCACACGCCCGACACCATCGGGCTGCCGGGCTACCCGTCGCCGACGGCGCGGGGCGGCACGATCACGCCGCCGCCTGCGCCGGTCGACCCGGAGGAACGGCGTCACCGCGAGGTGATCGCGCAGCTCGAGCACGTCGTCGACAAGCTGCAACTCATCATCAACCGGTTGGGACCGCCGCGATGATCTCGCCGATCCCCCCGACCGCCGAGCGCCAAGCCTATCTGCTCCTGATCGAGACGCTGCAGGCCGAGCTCCTGCAGGCGCGCACCGAGAACGCCAACCTGCGCACCGGGCTCGATGCGACGCTGGCCGAGCTGGAGCACGTGCGCCTGCGGGTCGAGCGCATTCTCGCGGAGCCGGAGGAGCTGTCGCGCAAGGCCGGCCGGCGGTTCGAGATCGACGCGCTTCGCGGCTTCCGGACCTGGGTGGAGTAGGGGATGCCCGCGCTCTATCGCCAGTACGAAGGGGCCGACTGGATCGAGGTGTGGCTTCTCGGGCGGCATAGCTCCGGCAAGCTCGCGCTGCGCGAGACCGGCCGGTTCTACAACGGCGTGTTCCTCGCCTCGGCCGAGCATGTGCGCGTGCCGGCGTCCAGCGTCTTCCTCCAGCTGCAGGCGGCCTGACCGATGCGCAGCAGTCGCGCCATCGCACTCGACATCCTGGTCGCCCGCAAGCGGCTGCAGGATCTCGGCGTCGAGCTGATCGAGGCGCGGCTGGCAGAGCGTGACCGGATCGTCGAGTTGGCTGCCAAGGGCAGGCCGTTGAAAGAGATCGCGCGCACCATGGGCATGTCGCTCGGTGCCACCCAGGGCATGCTGCGGCGCGCCGGCCTGTCGCTCTCTGGGAAGACCCGCATGCGCAGGCCCCGGACCGTCGACCTCGGCGCCATGCTCGATGCAAAGCTCTCGCTGGCGCTGCGTCATCGCGTGCCCGAGCAGCAGTTGGCGGGTGGCGCCCGATGAACGCATTGGGGCTGAGCACCACCCGCCGCGCGGCCGAGGGACCTGGCCGCGATCTCCATTCGAATGCTGTTGCCGCCCCCGGCAACAGTTGCGCCGGCCGCTTCAGTTCCCGCTGCCACGGTCGGCGCCCCCTGATTTCTCTGCGCAGCAAGCTTCCCGGCGATCCTGCGCAGGACTGCACCTATCGGCTGAAAACCTCCGTGTCGTTGGCGCTTCGTCATGAGTGCCAACGTAGGAGGTCCCATGTCCAAGAGGTTGGGCAAGTCGCCCAAGGTCGGAAGCATGCGCACAGCAGTTGAAACCCGTGATCTGCTGTGGGCGGCATTCCCGCCCCGGCCCCACGACAATCGAAAGTCGTGGTTCGTATTCATCGCCGGTTCGCTCGGATGGAGGCCTCGCCGGGTCCGAGCCATGTGGCACGGCGAGGCTCGCGTCATCACTGCCGACGAATGGCGCACCCTCAACCAGCGCCTCGACGCGCTCAAGGCCGCGGAGAGACGGCACGAGGAACACGTCCATGATCTGCACGAGGCTTATCGAGTGGCGGGGGCGAACCGCGCTCCGGCTGGCCGAGATCTTGGCCAAGTGGGCGAAGGCGCTGCGCAAGCAGGCGAACCGGGACATCGCCCGGTCCATGAAGCCTGACGACCTGCTGAGGAACTGCTGATGTCGACCTACATCATCCGGGCAGGCACTGACGGCCCCGTGAAGATCGGGCGGGCGGCGGACCCTGCGGCGCGGCTCACGGACCTTCAAACGGCGCACGCGCAAGAGCTGCATTTGCTGCGCGTCGTGGAGACGCCCTTCGAGGCGGAGCCGATTTTTCACGAGCGATTCGCTCATCGTCGGATCCGCGGCGAGTGGTTCGAATTCGATGTAGAGATGCTGACGTTTGCGCCGTCGGCTCCGGTCCGGGTCGAGGACCGCCCCATCGCCGACGTGATCCGCATCTCGAAGGAGCAGGCGCGCTGGGAGGCGCAGACGCTGCTTGCGCAGATTTTCCGCCACTTCCGGGGCATTGAGACCAGGGCTCAATTCCAGAAGAGGATGGGGAGGATCCTGCAGGTGAAGCCACGGCGCGTCCGCTGCTTGATGGCCGGAGATCAAGCTCGGATCGATGTTCACGAGATCGAAGGATTGCGCGCCCTAGCCAAGAAACTCCGGCGCGAGGCCGGTCCGCAAGCACAACTGGATTTCGAGACGATCGAGTGAGCCAGGCGTGCCTCTACGCCTGGGCGATGACTGACCCATCAACGACGGAGAACGCAATGGCACGAAGGAAGAAGGCCCCCGCAGTGCTCGCCGGCGCCGAGGAATTTCAAGGTCCCGATGCCGAGCGCGAGGCGATCGAGAAGATCGCCCAGGCGAAGGCTGCTGCAGCCACCGAGGCCGAGCAGGACGCGAAGAAGGGCGACAACGGCGGGCCACCGCTCGACGAGGCTGCCTGGCGCCGGGCCTGCAACGAGTATGTCGCCGAGATGCTCGAGATGGAGAAGCTCGAGGAGCAGAAGAGCGAGGTCGCCGGGCGCATCTCATCCATCCGCAAGGTGGCGAAGAAGCTCGGCGTCGATTGGGACGTGGTGAAGCGCTACTACGCCGACCACAAGCGCGTCCGCAAGGGCACGATGGGCGAGATGGTGACGGAAGAGCGCCGCTATCGCTGGCTGCTCAAGGTCATGGACAGCCCGCTCGGCACCGAGTTCACGCTCTGGGAGTTCGCCGACGAGGCCGGCGGCAAGCCGGACGCGAGGCCCGGCATGGATGCCGAGCTCCTCGGCCAGCTGGCCTACCGCGAAGGCGCCGCTCTCACGGACAACCAGTTCAACCCGACCGCCGACGTCGAGAAGTACAACGACTGGCGGCGCGGCTGGATCAACGCCCAGAACGCCAACGCCAAGAGCATGGCGCCCGCCGCGCCGTCTCCCGCTAACGCCAACGGCGCAGAGGCGGCGGCGCACTGATGTCCGGCACGCTTCTCGCGCTCGATCTCAGCGGCGCCTGCGGATTCGCAGTGTTCAAGCCAGGCGGCCCGCCACGCTTCGGCACGCTCGACTGGCGGGGCGAGGGCCACGCCGCGATCTGCGCCAAATTCGGCGACTGGTTGAACGACTTCTACTCGGTCGAGCAGTTCGACGCCTGCGCCTGGGAGGCGCCGTTCCTCGCCCCGCACGACAAGGTCGACAAGATCAAGATCCTGATCGGCCTGGTGGGCGTGTGCTTCGCCTTCGTCGGCTCGCGCCATCACCCGATGCCCTATCTCGAGGTCCCGCCGCAGGAACTCAAGAAGCGGCTGACGGATCGGTCCGACGCCGACAAGGCCGACGTCATCAAGGCGTGCTGGTCGCTCGGGTGGAAGGTCGGGACCGATCACGAAGCCGATGCGTGCGGGGTTGGGCTTGTCGCCTACCGCAAGATCTGGCCGGTCGCGAGGGCGGCCTGATGGCGCGCGTGCTGATCGCCTGCGAGTTCAGCGGCATCGTCCGCCGAGCGTTCGCCCATCGCGGGCACGACGCATGGTCCTGCGATCTGCTGCCGGCCGAGGATCGATCGAACAAGCACATCGTCGGCGACGTCCGCGACATTCTCGGCGATGGCTGGGACCTGCTGATCGTCGCCCATCCGCCTTGCACCAGGCTGTGCAACAGCGGCGTCCGGTGGCTGTCGGTCCCGCCGCCGGGCAAGAGCGCCGAGCAGATGCAGGCCGAGCTGGTCGAGGGCGCTGCGCTGTTCTCGGCCTGCTGGAATGCGCCGATCGAGCGCGTCGCCGTCGAGAACCCCATCATGCACCGGCACGCCAAAGCGCTGATCGAGAACTATCGCGAGCCGGCGCAGTGGTTGCAGCCGTTCCAGTTCGGACATGACGAGACGAAGCGTGTTGGGCTCTGGCTGAAGAACCTGCCGCCGCTCACGCCAACCGACATCGTCGAAGGTCGGCGAGCGCGCGTTCACCGCATGACCGGCTGGCAACCCCAGGAAACGCGCCGTCGCGAACGCTCGCGGTTCTTTCCAGGCATTGCCGCCGCCATGGCGGATCAGTGGGGAGACCTGCTGGTCGACGATGAAGTGAGGGCAGCATGACTACCATCGCCCGCACCATCCGCGCCGTGTTCGTCGATCAGGCGCCACCGATCGAGCCCGGCGTGCCGCCCGTCGTGCTCGCTACACCGGCCGCTTGGGCGCTGCTGGTCTTGCTGTCGTGGGTGGTGGCATGAGCCACTGGGAAGCCCGCGGCAAGTCCGACGACTGGTACACGCCGAAATGGATCTTTGACGCGCTCGGGTGCCGGTTCGACATGGACGTGGCGGCGGCTCCTGGCGGTTGCCATGTGCCAGCCCTCTACTTCGAGCGGCACGACGGGCTCAAGGCAGAATGGCGCGGCTTTGTCTGGATGAATCCCCCGTTCGGTGGCCGCAATGGGCTCGAACCGTGGTTGGCGAAGTTCTTTGAGCACGGGAGCGGCATCGCCTTGACGCCCGATCGCACCAGCGCGCCATGGTTCCAGCGATACGCGCCGCTCGCGAGCGCCATCTTGTTCCTGCCCAAGGTCAAGTTCGAGCGGCCTGACGGCACCCTCGGCAAGTCGCCCAGCAACGGCACCGCGCTCATGGCTGCAGGATCCCGAGCGGCGGACATCCTGTTCAGCGCCGCGCACATCGGACTGCTGGTGACGCCGGCCGACGCTGCAAACGCTCGCAAGTTCGATCTCCCTGACAGTGAGGCCGCGTAATGGTCGACCTGCTGCCCGATCCGCCGGTGCCGGCCGATGCCGACCTCCGCGATTTCCCTTTCATGCCGATCGACATCGGTCGCCTGTTCAATTCGGCGTTCCACGCTCGCGCCAATGATCCGGAGTGGCGCGCCGGCGTAACGCTGTGGCTCAAGAGCTACCACCAGGTGCCGGCCGGCAGTTTGCCAGAAGACGATGTCGAACTGTGCCGGCTGGCCGAGCTGGGCCGCGATATGCGGACTTGGCGCAAGATCAAGGCCATGGCGCTTTACGGCTGGTCGAAGCACGCCGATGGCCGGCTGTACCACGCCACGGTGACGGAGAAGGCAGCCGAGGCTTGGCGACGGAAGGAGGCTCAACGTGAACGCTCAAGGAAGGGCAACGCGAAACGCTGGGGAGAGCGAGGCGGTTCTCCGCAAGATGATCCGGGTAGAGTGGACGAGGATCAACAAGGAGAACGCAAGCAACCTCCGGGCATTCCGGGTGGCAGTCCGTCTGGCACTCCTGCGTCCATCCAAAAGGTAATCCCTCAAGGATCGCGCGACGATCCCAAGGGACAGGGACAGAGAGAGGGACAGAGACAGAGAGAAAGAGAAGAGGAAGAAGCACGGCCGGCTCCGCCGAACGGCGCTCACGCGCCGCCGCCCGCCGCCGACGATCCTGGTCCAATCCCGGAGTTCCTGAAACGACAGCCCGACGAGGTGAAGGCCGCCATCTTCGGCGCTGGCCTGTCGTGGCTAATGAAAAACACCGGCTCGAACGAAGCCTCCTGCCGGTCCTTCCTCGGCTCGCTGATCGGCCAGCATGGCGAAATCGCCACTGCAACCGCGCTGCTCGGCGCCGAGCGAGCGAAGCCTGTCGACCCCCGTTCATGGCTGAAACGCAACATTGGAGCGACCAATGGGCAACAACACCCTCGCAACGACCAGGAACACGGCCTCAGCCCCGAACTTGCCGGCATCTCTGCGGCGCTTGCTCGCCGATCCGTTCAGCCTGGGGGCTGATCTCGCGCCGTGGGTTCCGCCCACGGTCCCGCCTGAAAGCGCTGCACTGCGCGCCGCCCGCAATGAGCTGGAGCGCACGTTGCAACCCGGCTCGCGCGGTCACATCGCCTGGTGCCTCGGCAAGATGGCCAAGGGCATGGCGCACCGGAAGGGCGATGCGACGGACTGGGCAATGCGGACCGAGGCGTGGGCCGATGCCTGCGGGCATTTCCCCGACGACCTGTGGTCGACCGCCACGCTCGAGCTGCTGCAGACGAAAACCTATTTTCCGGCGCCGGCTGAGATGGTCGAGATCGTCGGGCCGAAGTTCTCCGAGCGCCAGCGGATGCTGGAGCGGATCAAGATCATGCTCGGCGGCCAGGCGCAGGTCGAGAAGCCGAAGGTCTTCACGCCGGAGCCCGAGGCCGACCGCCTGCGCCACCTGCGCGACAGCCTGAAGCGCGTCGGCAAGCACGGTCGGGCCGCCCACTACGAGGCCCGGCTTGCCAAGCTGGAAGGTCGCGAGCCCGAAGCGTGGTCGGCGAACGCAGCGGACGATGGCGGCCCTGCCGCCGATGTCGAGCGCATCCCGCCGCTCCCGATGTCGCCGACGTCGCAAGCCTCGCTCAACCGGGCGCGCGCCGAGTTCTGGCGGAAGCAGGGGCGGACCGAGCTCGCGGACCGCATCGAAGCCGAGGCCCGCGCCCTCGCGCCTGAGCTGTTCGGCGAGCACGCCGACGTGCCGGAGGCGGCCTGAAATGACGAAACCTGATCGCCTGATCTCGGTGCCTCTCCCGCACGCCTGCGTGAGGGCGAAAGAGCGCTACGGCCTCGACCTGTCGATCGACGATCTCAACACGATCGCGCGCCGCTGCAGGGCCGGCGAGGGCCGCACGGAGAGCAACCAGGACGGGACGCAGTTTCACCTGATCGTCTGGTCCGAGCGCGTCCTGTGGGTGGTCTACCGGCCGCCCGGGCCCGCGGTCGACCTGGCCGACGGCGTCGTGCTCACGGTGATGCCCCCCCATGTGGCGAGCGTCGCGGCGAAGCGCCACGCCAGGCGAGCGGCCCGCCGGCGCGGCGAGTTCGGGGACTTCCGGCGGAGGTGGTTCTGATGAGCGGTCCGCTCGGTCCCGTGTACGTCCCTCTGCCGCGTCGCCCGTCCGACGTATCGCGCTACCTGCGGGAATTCGATGAGGCGTGCGAGCGCCGTCACCGCGAGGTCTGGCGTTGGTTCGTGGCGCTGGCTGTGGCCGTGGTCGTCGCTGGCGTGTCCGGCTTCGGCCTCTTGGCTGTCTGGGCGTGGGTGCTGTGGTCGCGTTGACGCCCCTCGACGCCGCCGTCCTGGCGATGATCCGCGCACACGTCGGGAGGCCGTGCCCGACGCGGCGGGAGATCATGTCGTGGACGACGATCCCGCGGCGCCAGGTGTGGGCGGCGCTGGCCGAGATGCAGTTGCGCGGGCTGATCGAGGTCGAGGTCTGCGGCCGCGCGGACCCGAAGCGCCGGCGGATGCGGGTCAAGGGCGGGCGATGGACGTGCTGGACTGCGCGGAGGCCGTTGCCGGCGCCGGCGTCATTGGCGATGGTGGTTTCTGGTAGAGTGACGGCATGAGCGCCGAGGTGGTATGACGTGCTGCCGTGGGCCTGCCGGTCTGGATTATTGGGCCACGCCGCAGCCGGAGCCGCCACCGACGGCAGGGAACCAGCCATGGATGTGATTGCGACGCTTAAGCTGCAACGAGAGGCGCTGATCAAGGCCGAGATGGCCTTGCGGTTCGCTGGCCACGATGAGGCCGCGCGAGAAGTTGCAAGCGCAATCGCACCTCTCGATTTCAAACCAGCTGGCAAGGCCCCGGCGATGATGCTGATCACCGGCCGGGCTCGTTGCTCCTGCGACAATGGCGAGGTCGTTGCCGAGTCGATCGCAGTTCCTTACGACATCGACGAGGCGCGCTTCACGTGGATGTGCAAGCGGTTGCTGGATAATCTCCGGGCAGAGGTGTCGGCCCATCTCCTGAAGCAGGGGCACACTCCAGTAGGGACCACACAACGGTGAATTCGCCCGGCGGGCTTACATTCCCGCCGCATGCTCTCCGCCCAGCAAAAGCGCTTCGTCACCGAATACCTGCAGACGCCCGTTGGCGTCGATGCCGCGCGCGCGGCCGGCTACAGCGAGCGGTCGATCCGGGCCATCGCCCACCAGCTGCTGAACAACCCGGAAGTGCAGGCGGCCATCGCCGAGGGCCAGGCCAAGCTCGCCAAGCGCCATGAGATCACGGTCGACCGCGTGCTGCAGGAGCTGGCGGCGATCGGCTTCGCGAACCTCGCCGACTTCCTGGTCGACGGCCGGATCAACCTCGCGAACATCACGCGGGCGCAGTACGCCGCGGTCGCCGAGGTCACCGTCGACACGGTCGGCGAGAACGTCGTTCGGACCAAGCTCAAGCTGCACGACAAGCGCGCGGCCTTGGTCGACCTCGGCAAGCACCTCGGGTTGTTCCGGCCCGCGCCGATCGACCCGTTCGCCGACCAGCCCGACGCCGAAGACGCCGAGAACGTCCCGATCCGCGACAGCGCTCGGGCCCTGCTGTTCGCCCTGGCCACAGCGATGAAGGGTCAGGCGGGCCAGGCTGCAAAGCCTGCAACTCCGACCAAGCACTGAAGCAACAGCAAACTGGAGTAGCGTCCCATGCGTATCCTCACCTCCCTGCACGGCCGCCTCGTCGGTCTCGGCAAGAAGTTCGCGAACGGCTTGCAGCCCCTGATGAGCCGCGGCGGGTTCATCGCGGGCGACCACGGCAACCAGATCGAGCTGCCGAGCCCGCGCCGCGTCTGCCTGTTCGACGACTTCCTCGGCGACCTGCTGGCCGACGAGTGGAACGCCGTGGAGACGGATACCGACGGCGCGCAGGCGGTGCTGGCCGGCGGCATCGGCGGCGTCCTGCGCATCACGACCGGCAACGACGACGGCAACGCGGTGGTGCTGCCGGACCTGTCGGGGGTGACCAGCTACCTGAACTGGCAGGCGGCCAACGGCGACCTGGTGATCCAAGTCCGCATGAAGATGAGCCGCATCACGCTCGCCTATGCGTTCATCGGCTTCACCGACCTGATCACGATCGAGGCGCCGATCTACGCGGCAGGCTCGCTCGACACGATCACGACGGACGCCACCGACGCCGTGGGCTTCATGTTCGACACCGGCATGGCGACGGACGTGTGGCACCTGGTCGGCGTGGCGAACGGCACCGATGCCGCCATCCAGACCCTGTCGGCTGCCGTCGTCGGCGCTGCGCAGGCCGCTCCCGTGGCCGACGACTTCGCGACCTTCCGCATCGAGGTCACCGCGGCCGGCGTGGCGACGTTCTTCATCAACGGCAAGCAGGTCGGGACGGCCATGACCGGCGCCGTCACGCCGGGCGCCGATCTCACGCCGGTGGTCTACGCCTCGAACACCGACGGCACGTCGGCGCTCACCATGGACGTCGACTACATCCACGTCGCGATGAACCGCGCCGCGGACGGCGACGCGACCTAAGCCTGAAAGGAACGCATCATGGCTGGACGTCTTGTAAGCGGCACGGAACGGCGCGCTCGCGCGATGGCGAAGGTGGCTGGCGATGCGCCACGGGTCATCGCGATCACTGACATCGCTCACGTCTGCCACGAAGTGAATCGCGCCTACTGCGCCAGCATCGGCGACCATTCGCAGATGCCTTGGGCAGACGCGGCGGACTGGCAGCGTGAGAGCGCGGTCAAGGGCGTCGAGTTCGCCATCGGAAATCCCGATGCCGCTCCCAGCGCTCAGCATGACGCTTGGCTCGCCGACAAGGCCCGTGACGGCTGGAAGTACGGGCCGGTGAAGAACCCGGAGACGAAGGAGCATCCCTGCTTCGTCCCCTACGACGAACTCCCGCAGGAGCAGAAGGCCAAGGACTATCTGTTCCTCGCGGTCGTCCGAGCGATGACCTGATGCAGCCCGCCGGCGCTCCCCAGGCGGCACCCGGGACGGCCCTCACGCTCGAGGCCGTGGCTGCCGCATTGGGGGGTGCCGACGAGGCGACCAGGGCGCGGCTCACGGCGGACGCCAAGCGCATCATCGCGAGTGCTGGCATTGCGCCGGTGTGGTCGCCCAACCCGGGACCACAGACCGAGGCGTTCTTCTGCGAGGCCGACGAGCTGTTCTATGGCGGGGAAGCTGGCGGCGGCAAAAGCGCTCTGCTGGCTGGCCTCGCAACCACGGCGCACACCAACTCGCTGATCCTTCGCCGGACCAATCCCGAGGTCGAGGGTATGGCGCAGGAGTTCGCCAACATCCTCGGCGCGCCCCTGAAGTTCAACCGCAACGGCACGGCCCGCCTGGCGCCCGGTCGAACGGTAACCCTGGGCGGCTGCCAGCTCGAGCGCGACAAGCAGAAGCACAAGGGCAAGCCGCGCGACCTGATGGGCTTCGACGAGATCGGCGATTTCCTCGAAAGCCAGTACACGTTCATCATCGGCTGGAACCGCAGCGCCAAGGCTGGCCAGCGCGTGCGCGTGGTGGCCACCGGCAACCCGCCGACCACGGCCGAGGGCCTGTGGGTGCTGAAGCGCTGGGCGCCATGGCTCGATCCCAAGCACCCGAACCCGGCCAAGCCGGGCGAGCTGCGGTGGTTCACGACGATCGGCGGGAAAGACACCGAGGTTGACGGGCCCGGCCCGCACCTGGTTGAAGGGCAGGAGGTCATGGCGCGCTCGCGCACGTTCATCCGCGCCCGCTTAGCCGACAATCCCGACCTCGCCGAGACAGACTACGACGCCACGCTGGCGGCCCTGCCCGAGGAATACCGCCAAGCCTATCGCGACGGCCGGTTCGACCTGGCGCTGCGCGATGGCGCATTCCAGACGATCCCGACGGCATGGGTGCGTGCCGCGCAACAGCGGTGGACCGAGCGGCCGCCGCCCGGCGTGCCCATGTGCGCGATCGGCGTCGACGCCTCGGGCGGCGGTAGCGACCCCATGATCCTGGCGCCGCGCCATGACGGCTGGTTCGCGCCGCTGATCAAGGTCGAGGCCAAGGATCTCCCGATCGACCGCATGGGCAGCTACGGCGCCGGCGTCGTGGTTTCTCATCGGCACGACAACGCCACGGTGATCATCGACATGGGCGGCGGCTACGGCGGGCCGATGTTCGAGCACCTGCGCGCCAACGACGTCGATGTGGTGGCCTACAAGGGCGCCGAGAAAGCGACCGGCCGCACGCACGATCGCAAGCTCAGCTTCAAGAACATGCGGAGCCAGGTGATCTGGCGCTTCCGCGAGGCCCTGGACCCTGACCAGCAGGGTGGCTCGCCCATCATGCTGCCCGACGATCCCGAGCTCGTCGCCGATCTCACGGCGTCGACCTTCCGCATTGGCCCGCGCGGCATCGAGGTCGAGGCCAAAGAGGATGTCGTGAAGAGCCTCGGCCGCTCGACCGATAAGGGCGACGCGGTCGTCATGTGCTGGAGCGACGGCACGAAGCAGGCGCACATCCCCGGCGGCTTTGCCTCGCTCGGCCAGCGCCGGCCGCAGGTGATCATGGGCCACGAGGCGGCCCGCAGGAGGCGATGATGCGACAGAGCTTCGAGTTCCGCGGCCCGATGACGCCCGAGGGCGCGCCCCCGATCGCCATGCGCCACCTCTGCTACGGGAGCCTGTTCGGTGGTGGCGGTGTGTCCGTCCCGCCGACGCCGGCGCCGCCCGTGCCCCCGGCGCCGGTGGCGATGCCGGCCGCCGACCCGGAGACGCAGCGGCGCAACGAGCTGAAGAAGCGCGCGGCCTCGCGAGCCCGGACGACGACCCGCGCCAGCACGATGCTGGGCGACGACGACACGCTCGGCGGCGGGTGATGTTTGACAAGGATGAGTGCGCCCGTCTGCTCGGCCGCGCCGTCGCGGCAATGGAAAGCATCGCCCTGTCGCTCGAGCGGATGACCAGCGGGACGCCCGTCACGCAACAGAGCATCGACGCGCGCCGCCGCGCGAGCGACTGGCGCGAGCATAGCGCGGCCTATCGGTGGAACCCGGCGACGCACGACTACGACCCCGTCCGGGACAGGGGGAGGAACTGATGCCGCTCGACGCGAGCACCGACAGCTTGGCCCGCCGCGGACTGATCGAGGAGGTCCGCAAGCAGGGGGACAAGCTCTTCGACCGCGGCCACCTCCTGTCGTACTGGCAGGAACTCAGCGAGAATTTTTACTGCGAGCGCGCGGACTTCACGACTACGCGCAACATGGGCGACGACTTCGCCTCGCACCTGATGTCGTCGGTCCCGCTGGTGATGCGCCGGGATCTCGGCAACACCTTCTCGGCTATGCTGCGCCCGTCGGCAAAGCCGTGGTTCAAGGTGCGCACGAGCCGGCCCGACCGCGAGGACACGACGACGCGCCAGTGGCTGGAGTGGGCGACCGGCCTGCAGCGCAACGCGATGTACGACCAGCAGGCGAGCTTCGTGCGCGCCACCCGCGAGACCGATCACGACTTCGCGACGTTCGGCCAGGGCGTCATCAAGCACGAGCTGCACCGGCCGAAGAACGGCGGCGTGCCGCACCTGCTGTTCCGGAACCGCCACCTGCGCGACGTCGCGTGGAAGGAGGGCGTCACCGGCCAGGTCGACACGATCTACAGCCGCGACAAGCAGACCGCGCTCGACCTGTCCCGCCTCTTCAAGAACATCCACCCGAAGGTGCGCGAGAAGCTCCAGCAGGACCCGTTCGCCGAGATCGAGTGCTGGCATTGCGTCATCCCGTCGGACCTCTACCGCGAGATGCCCGGCGGCCGCGAAATCCGCCAGCCCTGGGTTTCGCTCTACATCGACGTCACGAACGAGAACCACGAGCTGGAGTGCGTCGGCCAGTGGACGCGCGGCTACACGATCCCGCGCTGGCAGACCGTGAGCGGGTCGCAGTACGCGCACTCGGCCGCGATGGTGGCGGCGCTGCCCGATGCGCGGCTCCTGCAGGCCGTCACGCTGGTGCTGCTCGAGGCGGGCGAGAAGGCCGCCAACCCGCCGCTGGTGGCCACCGAGGAGGCTGTGCGCTCCGACCTCGCGGTCTATGCCGGCGGCGTCACGTGGGTGGCCGAGGAGTACGACGAGAAGCTCGGCGAGGCGCTGCGCCCAATCACGCAGGATGCCCGCGGGCTGCAATTCGCGCTGGAGATGGTGCGCGACATCAGGATCAACCTGAAAGACGCGACCTTCCTGTCGAAGCTCAACCTGCCGCCGGTCGTCACCGGCGAGCCGATGACGGCCTACGAGGTCGGCCAGCGCGTGCAGGAGTATGTCAGGAACGCGCTGCCGCTCTTCGAGCCGGTGGAGACCGACTACAACGGCGCGCTCTGCGACGATGTCTTTGAGCTGCTGTATCGGAACTCTCCGGAGATGCAGGCCTCCCTGCCGCGCTCGCTGATGGGCGCCGAGCGCAAGTTCGAGTTCGAGAGCCCGTTGCGTGAGGCCGTCGAACACGCGAAGGCCGGACAGTTCGTCGCCGCCCAGCAGGTGATTGCGGCCGCTCAGGCGACCGACCCGACGACGGCGCTGATCATGGACGCACAGAAGGCGACCCGCGACGTGCTTCTGGCCGTGGCGCCCGCCGCCTGGCTGCGGCCCGAGAACATCGTCGACGGCATGATTCAGCAGCAGCAGGCCGCCCAGCAGCAACAGCAGCTGCTCGCGCTGATGAAGCAGGGGACCGAGATCGCCGAGACGGGCGCGTCGGCTGCCGCCAAGGCGAGCCAGGCGCTGCCGAGCTTCGGGCTGCAGTGATGGACGAATTCACCGAACGCCCGCGCGAGATGACGGACGATCGGGTCCGCCAGCTTTGGTTCGTCACCACGCGGCAGGACACGGACGAGCCCGTCAGCTTCCACTGCCAGGGCCCGGCCCGTCAACCGAAGGGAACGCTATGAACGCTGACACTGGACTGCACCGCCTGCCGGATGGCTCCGGCTTCTTCACGGCTACGATCGGCCGGCGTCCGCCCGGCTTCCTGTACTGGCTGATGGCGCGGCCAAATGGCTCGTGTCGACGTTGGCTCTACCTCTGGCGCAACTTTCAGACGGCGCGCACCGGCTTTCCGGCGACGCACCCGCCGCTCCCGTTCTTCCGAGCGCTGCGCTGGGCGTGGAGCGTGTCATGATCAAGGCGCTTCGCTGGGGCGACCATGATCGCTACTTCGGCCCGTTCACATGGGCGCGTGACACCCGATACACGCATTGGGCGCTCGTGCTGCGCTCCCGCGGAGAGGAGGACACCGATCGCGGCCAGTGCTCGCTGCGCATCAGCCTCGGCAAGCGGACACTGATCATCGCGCTGCCCAACATCGTGCCGCCATGGCGCGAGAAGGTCTTCCCGCAGTGGGATGAAGCGACCGTCGCTCGCCTGGGGCGCGACTGGTACTGGCGCGTCGAGCCTCGTCAGTACGGCTTCAGCTACGGCGACGGGTTCCTGTCGATCTACTATGGCAGGCAGACCCACGACAGCAGCACCGAGCAGCGGCGCGGCTACTTCCTGCCGTGGACGCAATGGCGCCATGTTCGGCACTCGCTGTACGATCTCAAGGGCGAGCACTTCTGGACCGAGCCGAAGGACGGGATTCCCAAGCTGGGCGATCACAGCGGATGGGAGGCCTACCGCGCGGCCAAGGAAGCTTGTCCAACCGTCGCGTTCTCATTCGAGGACTATGATGGCCAGAGGCTGACGGCTACGACACGCATCGAGGAACGCGAGTGGAGATTCGGCGCCGGCTGGTTCAAGTGGCTGTCGTGGTTCCGTCGCGCCAAGGTGGCCCGCAGTCTCGACATCGAGTTCTCCGGCGAGGTCGGTCCCGAGAAGGGCTCTTGGAAGGGCGGCACGATCGGTACCGGTATCGACATGATGCCCGGCGAGCTGCACGAGGCGGCCTTCCGTCGCTTCTGCGAGCAAGAGCACCGCGCCAAGGGGCGCCGATATCGCATCCGGTTCCTTGGCCGGGCATGACTGCCAAGCCGCCGCCGTACTTCCGCGCCGACTACGAGATCGCCGACGCCTCGGCCCTGCAGGCGCTCCAGCGCGGCGATGCGAGCGCGGACCAGCAGAAGCGGGCGCTCGACTGGATCATCCGGCACGCAGCCAGGGCCTACGACGTGACCTTCCAGCCGGAGAGCGAACGCGCATCGGCCTTTGCCGAGGGTCGGCGTTTCGTGGGGCTCCAGACCATCCACCTGCTGCAGCTCAGCACGCGCGACCTGCTGCAGCGGGAAGAACAACGTCGCGCACAAACCCGAAAGCCAGGATGAGAACGCACCCATGGCCGACCCAGCCCCCGCACCGAACCCCGATCCCGCGCCTGCTCCGGCGCCAAATCCCGCCCCGGCGCCTGCTCCAAATCCATCGCCTTCACCTGCGCCGGCACCGTCACCTGCGCCAGCACCGAAGGCGAGCGACAAGCTCGACCCGGACCCCAACAACCCGGCGCCAAGCCCGGAACCAAAGCCCGATTGGCCCGAGGACTGGCGCACCAAGCTCGCCGGTGGCGACGACAAGGTCCTGAAGCGGCTCGAGCGCTACGCCTCGCCCGTCGACGTGCGCAACGCCCTGTTCGCGGCGCAGGACAAGATCAGGTCCGGCGCGGTCAAGTCCAAGCTGCCGGACAATCCCAGCGCCGACGAGGTGAAGGCCTGGCGCGCCGAGAACGGGATCCCCGACACGCCGGAGGGCTACGACACGGCGCTGGGCGACGGCCACGTCTGGGGCGAGGCCGACAAGCCGCTACTGCAGAGCTTCACCAGGGCCGCGCACGAAGCGAACATCCCGCCCGATGCGGTCAAGCCGATGCTCAAGTGGTACGAGGGGCTCGCGGCGAAGCAGGCCGAGGCCCGGCAGACCGCCGACGCCGAGTGGAAGCGCGAGAACGTCGACGAGCTGCGCCAGGAGTGGGGCGCCGAGTACAGGGTCAATCTCCGCGTGGTCGACGAGTTCTTCGAGGCGATGCCCGACGAGCTCGGCCAGGTGCTGCTGAACGCCCGCGACGCCGAGGGCCGGCCGCTGGGCGCCAATGCCGCTTTCCTCCGCTGGGCCGCGCAGATGCAGCGCGAGGCCAACCCGCTGGCGACGGTCATCCCGGGCGGCGGGCAGAACTCCATGCAGGCGATGGAAGGCGAGATCGCCAAGATCAAGGTAGCCATGGCGGACCCGGACTCGGAGTACTTCAAGGGCCCGAAGGTCACGAAGGACGGGCGCACCGAGACCAAGATGGCGTGGCGCTATTACGAGCTGTTGCAGGCCCAGGAGCGCGTGCAGGGCAAGCGCCAGTAGGGACCAGATTTCTCGCGCATCGCGTGGTGAGCGTATCTTCCCCGCCATCACTCGATCGCGAGGCCCCTTAGCGACCCAGGGCCGGCCCCTCGAAAGGCCACCCCGGAACTGAGAGCGAGGCATCCCCGACGCGGAGAGCACACCTCACATCGGGGATGTTCCCATGGCGGACACCGCCTTTCAGACCCAGTACCGGCAGGAGTTCATCGCCGGCTTCGAGCAGCGCGAGACGCTGGTTCGCAAGACCGTGACGACCGAGGCGGTCATCAAGGGCAACAGCGCCGTCTTCCAGGTCGCCGACAGCGGCGACGCGAGCGCGGTCACCCGCGGCGTCAACGGCCTGATCCCGGCCCGCGCCGACAACCTCAACCAGCTGACGGCGACCCTCGCCGAGTGGCACGACCTGGTGCGCAAGACCAGCTTCAACGTCTTTGCCAGCCAGGGCGATCAGCGCCGCATCATGCAGATGACCACCATGGCCGTGGTCAACCGCAAGATCGACAGCGACATCATCGTGGCGCTGGAGACCGGCACCCAGGACACCGGCGCCGCCGCGACCATGTCCCTCGACCTCGCCATGTACGGCAAGGTGATCCTCGGCAACAACGACGTGCCGATGGACGGCAACGTGTTCTCGCTGATCACGCCCGCCGCCGAGGCCTACCTGATGCAGACCAAGGAGTTTGCGTCGGCCGACTACATCAGCCGCGCCAAGCCGTTCGAAAGCAACGGCGGCATCATGACCGCCTTCCGCTGGGCCGGTGTGACCTGGATCGTGCACCCCAACCTCACCGGCAAGGGCACGAACGCCGAGAAGTGCCTGATGTACCACCGCAACGCGATCGGGCACGCGCTCGACAAGGAGCAGCTGCAGTCCCCCGTCGGCTACGACGAGGAGCAGGACTACTCGTGGGCCCGTTGCACCGGGTTCTTCGGCTCGAAGCTGCTGCAGAACGCTGGGGTTGTCGTGATTCTTCACGACGGGTCCGCGTACGCCGCGCAGTAACGGAGGATCACCACATGGCCTACGCAGTCACCAACCCTCCGGCCCTGATGTCGACCAGCCCGCTCACGGGCCCCGGCAAGCACTGGTCCTACCGCTCGACCGATGTCGCCACCGACGTCGACGCGGTCGGCTACTTCACCAACGGCTACGACCTCGGCATGCGCGTCGGCGACATCGTCTGGGTCTTCGACACCGACACCAACGACGTCATGACCATCCATCGCGTGATCACCGCGACGGTCGGCGGCGCGGTCACGGTGTCGCAGACGGGCCTGACGGTCACCTGAGCCCGCGTTTCTGCGGGCTCCGATAGTCCCCCGGCCACCCGGTCGGGGAAAACTGGGATGCCGCCGCCTTCACCGCGTAGCGTTCCGTGGTGGTGGCGGCATTTCCACGCTTAGAGGAGAACGCAAGTGAACCTTCGTCCGCATCTGCTTCGCGAGGCCGAGTATCGCCGGCAGGTCTACCAGGTGGTCCTGGAGCCTGGCACCACGCTCGATCATGTCCTGCAGCCCGAGTTCTGGGCGCATGTCTCGCGCAAGCTCAAGGTCCGCGACCGTATCGAGGTCCATGCCCAGGACGGCTCCTGGATGGCTGAGCTGTTGGTGCGCCGCGCCGGGCCGGTGTCGGCGTCCGTCGGCCTCCTGTCCAAGGTGAAGTTCGATGCCGAGAGCGCGCTCGCCTCGTCCGACGGCGTCGAGATCAAGTGGCGTGGCCCCTCGGTGAAGTGGTCGGCCATCCGGGTCGCTGACAAGGCCGTCCTGGTCGAGAACCTCGACACGCGCGAGGAAGTGCTGGCTTGGCTGAAGAAGCCGACACAGGCCGTCGCGGCCTGAGGAGGCCGCGTTGAACATCTTCGATCTCAGCGGCCGGCGCTTCGGGAGGCTGACAGTTGTCGGCTTCCATGGTCGCTCTCGTTCACCATCGGGCAATCGACGGTACAAATGGGTGTGTCGCTGCGACTGTGGCAACGCATCCATTGTCGATGGCTGGCATCTGCGGTCCAGCACCACGAAATCGTGCGGGTGTCTGCAGCGCGACGTGATGAGAAAGTTGAGGACCGCCCACGGCGCGACCGCCGGCGGCAGGGAAACGACCGAGTTCACCATCTGGAAGACCATGATCCAGCGGTGCGACGATCCAAACTGCAAGTCGTTTCGAAACTACGGTGGCCGCGGCATCACGGTCTGTGACCGTTGGCGCAAGTTCGAGAACTTCCTCGCGGACATGGGCGAGCGGCCCAAGGGTCTGACGCTGGAGCGCAAGGACGTGAACGGCCCGTATAAGCCCGAAAACTGCCGATGGGCGACGTGGTCGGAACAGGCGCGCAATCGACGCGACAGCATCGTCGTGACGCACTGCGGGCGAGATATGCCGCTCAAGACGGCATGCGAGGTTGTTGGCCTCGACTATCACACCGTCTGGCAGCGCATCAATCGCTGCGGCTGGAGCGTCGAGCGAGCATTGGGGGGCGGAACATGACCGATCGCCTGTCGCTCTACTCAGGGGCCTTGCGAGAATGCGGCGATCGCAAGCTCGCCAGCCTCTCGGAGAACCGCGAACCCCGCCGCCTGCTGGACGACGTCTGGCAGAGCGGCGAGGGCATCGTGAAATACGTCCTGCAGCGCAAGCAATGGCGCTTCGGCCGGCGCACGGTCGAGCTCGCGCCCGAGGCCTCGATCGAGCCGGCCTTCGGCTACACCAATGCCTTCGCCTTCCCGACCGACCACGTGCGCACCTGCGCGGTGTGCAGCGATGAATTTCTCAAGGTCCCACTTCTCCAGTACCAGGTCGAAAACGGCTACTGGTACGCCGACGTCGACCCGCTTTACGTCTCCTACGTGAGCGACGATGCGCAGTACGGTGGCGACCTCACCATCTGGCCGCCCAACTTCGTGCTGTGGGTCGAGACCCACATGGCGAGCCTCATCGCCGGCCGCCTTACCGGCTCGAAGGCCAACCGCAACGACCTCATCAAGCTCGCGTCGATGCGGCTGAAAGAGGCCGCGAGCACCGACGCCATGGAAGGCCCGACGACGTTCCCGCCGGTGGGCTCGTGGGTGCGCGCGCGCACGGGTGACCGCAGCAGGCTCGACCGGGGCAGCCGTAGCCGGCTGATCGGGTAAGTGGCTGACCGCGCGCTTCTCGGCTTCAACAGGGGCATGGTATCGCCGCTGGCGCTCGCCCGGGTCGATCTCAAGCGCCTGCAGCTCTCGGCCGAGATCCAGCGCAACTGGATGCCGCGCACGCTCGGGCCGATGATGCTGCGCCCCGGGCTCGGCTACCTCGGCAGCACCCGGAGCGACGCGGCGGCCAAGATGATCGAGTTCGTCTATTCGAGCTCCGAAACGGCGCTGGTCGAGCTGACGGACGTCTCGATGCGCGTCTGGGTAGACGACGTGGTGATCCGCCGGCCGACCGTGACCAGCAAGCTCAACCGGTGGGACGGTGCCAACTTCATCTCGTCGAGCGACGTCACCTCGACCTTCGTCGACGCGACGGACACCGGCTATTGGAAGGACAACGACGAGAGCGGGGCGACCTCGCAGTGGTCGGCGAGCGACGGCGGCGTCCTGCAGCTGCTCGGCAACGGCACGAACGCCGCGATCCGCGACCGCTCGATCGCCGTGGTCGAGACCAACGTCGAGCACAGCCTGGCCATCCAGGTGACGCTGGGTTTGGTCGTCCTCTCGATCGGCACCACCGAGGGTGCCGACGACCTGCTTGCCGAGAAGGTCCTGCGGCCGGGCTGGCACTCGATCAGCGTGACGCCGACCGGGGCCTCCATGTTCGTGCGGCTCGCCAGCACCCGCAACACGTCGTCCTTTGTCTCCAGCGTCACCCTGGGCCAGGCCGCGGCAGACGTGGTGGTCACGGCGCCATGGGCCGCCGCCGACCTCGGCAAAGTGCGCTGGCACCAGGAAGGCGACATCGTCTTCGTGGCATGCGCCGGCTACCGCCAGCAGCGCATCGAGCGCCAAGGCTCCGACAGCCCGCGGTCGTGGTCGGTGGTCGAGTACGCGCCCGAGGACGGGCCGTTCCGCGATCTCAACACCGGGCCTGTCCGCCTGTCCGGCTCGGCGCTGAGCGGCGACATCACGCTCACGGCGAACCGGCCGTTCTTCAAGCCGACGCATGCCGGCGCGCTGTTCTCGCTCGCCTCGGCCGGGCAGGAGGTCAGCGAGCAGTTTACGTCGGACGACATCTTCACCGACCCGATCCGCGTCACCGGCGTGGGCAGCGGCCGATACTTCAACATCGACATCGCCGGCCCGACCTTCACGGCGACCACCACGGTGACCCTGCAGCGCAGCGTTGCCGAGCCCGGCGAGTGGACTGACGTCACCACCTTCAACGCGGTGTTCCCCTCGGCGCCGTTCTA